TATGAGCCTGTCGATTTCCTCGACTTTCCTCAGTCACTACCGGTTCTCATCAACGGTGATGACATTCTCTTTTACTGTTCGCGCGACTTTTATCGAGTCTGGACGCAGACAATATCTGAGATTGGTTTCACCCTTTCCGTTGGTAAGAACTATTTCCACCCTACGGCTTTCACTATAAATTCACAGCTTTGGCATTTCCACTGTGAACTCCTCCCCGGCCATGAGAAGGGCCGAGTTGTCTGTGATAATCATATCCAGACTTTTTCGCACATGGCGACTTGGACATTCTACCCAACTTCATACCTTAATACCGGTTTGTTGATGGGCTTGAATATCTGGTCAGATATTGGTGAGTCTAAGGCTATCAATGTTCGTTACAACACTGTTGTTCACAGTGCTGCAAACCCTCTTCGTGCTCATGACCGATTCCTCCACTATAATAAGCGTGAGATTAGATCATTTTGTCACAAGGACATTAACCTTTTCCTTCCCCAGGAACTCAACGGCTTAGGGTTCATCCCTCCTCCTGGTTTCGATTTTGATGTTTTGGGCAGGAAGTCTCTTCCTCGCTCCACTTCACCTTTACGGCCCAGGATGATTAGTTTCACGCCTTTCCAGCTCAATTCGGCTTCGTGCCTATTGTCACGCTGGAAGGCTTTGAATGGATGTTCCATCTATCTCCCCAAGGGTAAGTCCTCCGTTAAAAGGATTCTACCCTTCTCTGAGTTCCAATTTGACCGTGATTTCAAGGACACCTCACTTAAGTCCAAGAATGTACCAGTCACCATGCGGGTTAACTACACCCTGGATGTTCTGCCTGAGAGCCAGATCATCCTAAACCAATTTACCACCGATCCACTCCGGCCAAATTCTACCGTCGTGGATTCACATGATAATAAAGGTCATACCACCCTTAAGAAGGTCAACTTTAAGAAGGCTCAGTCTCTTGAGCCTGGTCTGATTGTGTCAGACCCGACTGTAACCAGTCGTCTCGCGAGGTTACTAAAGAATCCAAATTTTCTTCCTGTGTCCTCGTATATGGATTTACATAACTTTCCATATAAAGTCAGCCTTTCTCGTGGTTATGGGGTTGCCACAATTAAAGGTACCAAAACGGTGCTCCCCTCTGGAGAGCTTAATAGTTCCGTGCCAATCGTCCCCTTTATAGGGTTCGAGTAGTGCCAAGAGACTACACGGTCCGCTTCACCCCGAAGTTTGTGGTGATGTATAGTCCCTCCCATTGTGAGGTATCCCATACAACAATATCCATAACTCTAATGCCGCCCAAGAAGTCTCAACAAAAGAAGAAGACTCCTCCTCAGCGTCAGCCCAAGAAGGTTTCCAGACCCTCTAGGACTGCGCTCTTTCAGTCCCAGATGGACCGAAACAGACTGATGATCCCTCGATCTATCAACATGCCGCGCCCCAACAACGATCTCCAAAAATACCGGCTTGCGATGGTAAATCCATTTCATCCCGATGCCTCTGGAGTTCGCTGTCCAACCTGGTGTACGCCCAACACTGTTCCATTTAGAACCGCCTGGTCTGGGAGATTCACTCTCCCTTCAGGTATCACCGTCATTGCCTTGCAGCCCAACCCAAATATCTATGGGTGGGCCTCATTGATCAATAATGGTTTCCCTGGTACCGCGTCCTTGAGTGGAACTTTGGGTCCAGTTTCACAGGTTACGGGTGCTGCCACCGTTGGCACCACACCCGGTGTGCCTGGCATTCTTCGTGATGTGGCCGCCCAGGGCAATTCCACTATCATTCAGCCCTCCGTGGCCCAGTCCTACAGCAATTTCCGTGCTGTGGCTGGAGGTTGTCGGATTTATTCCACGCAACCAACCACCTCACGAGCTTTTGAGTGTTATGCCACTGCCATCCCCTTACTTGCCGCGTCCACCCCCTACAATATCTTGTCGGGGAATGGCACTACGGCACTTAATGGTGTTGCCTCTCAGACCAATGAGACACAGATCATGAACCAGTTTTATGGGTTTTCTCCCCGCAATACCGGCCAATTGATCAATCTCCCCGATGTTAATCGGTTTACGTCTTACGAGGCCACTGGCTCCCACGTCACGTGCTGTTTCCGTCCCATTGACCCTCGAGCGTTCCAGTTCCACGATTCCGAGGCTGCTGGTGACCGTGCTCTAACAAACTCCCTTGGTTACGTTGAGAACCAAGGTATTATCCAGATTTATGATTCCACCAATAATGGTTTCGTCA